GGCTTATGTTGGAACTGATGAAGATTCCGACTTTGTTGAAGAATGCCTAGAGGCCGGTAAGCAATTAGTTAACGCCTACATTGGCGAGGTCGAGTCTGTACCTCACGATGTTCACGTTCAATCAATTCTTATCTGCTCTTCGGAGTTGTTTCACCGTCGTTCTGCCCCTAATGGAGTTGCTCAATTCGCAAGCTTTGATGGTGCCCCTATCAGAGTTGCCAAAGACCCAATGAACGCGGTTTATCCGTTGCTTCAGAGATTTGTTGGCTACGCGGTATGAGTGAGATCAACGCAGCTAAGGTCGAGTTCAAGCTTGAATTAGTTGACGCCGGGCTAAACGTTTTGGAGTATGTACCAGAACGAATTACCCCTCCAATCATTATAGTGAACGCAGCCCAGCCCTATCTTCAGACAGCAGAGTTTGGGGAATGGAGCTTAGGCATCGAGTTAGTTTTGGTTGCCTCAACTGCAACTAACAAGAAAGCTACTGAGAACCTAGATCAGCTAATCGAAGATACTTTGAATGCCATCGAGCCTTTGACTTATGTTCGCATTACGTCGGTCAACCAGCCTTACAACTTACAGACCAATAACGCTGAATACCTTTCAGCAAACATTTATTGCCAGCTCAACTTAACAATTTAGAAAGGTAGCTCATGGCTGCTTCAACAAGAATCAAAGCTCAAAACATTCTCTTCAAGTTTGGCGCAACCGAGTACGCTTGCGACGCTAACCTTGTCCAGCTAACCCTCGATGACGCTCCTGGCGATGTCCAGACCTTCTGTGAAGTTCGCGTCGGTGGACAATGGACACTACAGCTAGACGGAATCGTATCTGGAGATGCTACAAGCCTTTACCGCGTTCTTTGGGACAACTTTGGATCAACTGCCAACTTCACCATCGCACCTAACGGAAACGCAACTGCATCCTCAAGCGAACCTCACTACACCGGAGTGGTCACATTTGACCAGCTTCCTCCACTAGCTTTGGTAAGCAACGAGACCGCAGTATTCAGCGTGACTCTTACTGTAAAGAACACACCTCACACACCTGCTTCAGACATCTATTACGGTGTCACAGTAGACGCTACAGCTTAGTTATGACTCAGCCGACTGGCATTAAGGTCGAAGGCTTAAAAGAAGTTTTATTTGCCCTAAAGCAAATTGGAGTTCCAACAGCCGAAGTTTCTGCAGCATCTCAGCAAGCAGCCGAGATTGTTGCCTCTACTTCACGAACTTTAGTGCCAGTTAGGTCTGGTCGACTTAAGGCTTCCATTAGGACTAAAAAACAAGCTAGAAAAGTTCTGATAAGCGCGGGAAACAATACAACAGTTCCTTACGCTGCACCAATTCATTTCGGTTGGTTCTATGACAGAAATAACTTTGTCAATAAAAACATTCTTCCCAACCCCTTTTTCTCGAAGGCACTTGGATTGACACGCGAGCAGGTTTACAAAACATACTTTGAAAACATCAATAAGCTGTTCAATAAGTATTATAAAAAACTACCACCGAAGGGATAACACAGAATGAGCAATTTTGACTTTGAAAGCCTAACTCTCGAAGAAGTAGAAATCATCGAAAACCTAACAGGCGAAAGCATTGACCAGGCATTTGGAACCGGCAAGCCTAAGGGCAAGGCACTAAAAAGCTTTGTTTGGGTCATAATGAAAAGGGATAATCCTAAGTTTACAATTGAGGAAGCAAACAAGTTTACACTTAGCCAGGCTTTAGCCATGGTTCAGGGTGATGAAGCAAAAAAAGAATAAGGAAGCACGCAGCTCAAAGAATGGCTAGGTTTTGCCAGGCATTCAACATTAGCCCCTCGGAGTATAAAGCTCTGACAATGATAGAGTTCGCAGCCTTCCTAAAAGTTTTGGAAGATGGTATTGACCAATGAGCTTAGTCCTCAACGTTGAAATCCTTGGCGCATTTAAGAATCTGACTGCTGCCACGCAAGGAGCAAGCAAACAACTTTCCGGCCTTCAAGGTACTGCTTCAAAAATTAGCAAAGGCATCGGTAAAGCATTTGCAACCATCGGTGTTGGTTTATCTTTCGCCTTTATTGCTAGAGAATTAGAGCAAGCCTCTAAAGCTGCAGTTGAAGATGCTAAAAGCCAGGGCCTATTAGCCACAGCCCTAAAGAACACAACCGGAGCTAACAACGCTCAAATCAGTTCTGTTGAAAAGGCAATTGGCAAGATGTCAATTCAGGCTGCAGTTGCCGACGATCAGCTAAGACCGGCTTTCGCACAACTAGCTCGAGCAACCGGAGATGTTGAGAAGTCAACAAAACTAATGAGCTTGGCCCTCGATGTCTCGGCTGGAACCGGTAAGAGCTTGGATGTTGTTGTAAAGGCATTGTCCAGAGCTGTTGGGCCAGATGGAACCACAGGAGCATTGGAAAGACTAGCCCCCGCAATCAAGGGAGCTTCAGATCCATTAGCAGAGCTCGAGCGCCTATTCGCAGGAAGCGCAGAGAAGGCAGCTAACCTCGATCCTTACCAAAGACTAAACGTAGCCCTTGGAGAAATCTCAGAATCACTTGGAACGCTTGTAGTGCCTTTGGTCGAAGCTTTCGCAGTTGCAATTGTTGACATACTTCCCAAGGTTCAGAACTTCTTCAACGTATTGAACAATGCTCTAAACAGCCCGCAGGTTCAGAAGGCTTTTGAATCTTTGAATAAGTCTTTTGGAGACCTTGGTGCATCCCTAGCCAAACTGTTTGGCATAACCGCGGGGCCAGAAGCTAAGGGCTTTATTGGTTTCTTTGTTGTTATGTCTGGAATACTCGAGGGCATTGTAAAGACAGTCGATCTAATGGTTCAGGGCTTCAAGAATGCATTCCCAATTTTTAGAATCTTCTCTGATCTGGTAAACACAATCTCAACTGGGTTAGTTGGTATCTCTGGTTATCAGGCACCGACAATTCCTGGACAAATCTCTACACCTCAGAGCGCTGTCGCTTCGACCACACCAAAAAACGTGACCATCAATATTAATAAAGGCAACGTGACGGCTAAAGAAATTGCCAATGCAGTAAACAAGGGAACTAAGAGCACCGGAGCTCCCTCGATTACCGGCGCAGCACTTAGGGCTATCGGCGCACGATGATCTCAAACTTTAGCCTCCAAGACAATCTCTTTGTCGAGTTTCTACTTCCAGACGAGGATGGCAACAGCTTTATCCTTGGAATTAGCACGCTTGGTTCTGACGATGTTCTCGGTGGCTATGGTGAGTTTGTTATTGGAGTTTCGCTTATCGGTGGCGATGATGTTCTAGCTCCGAGCTCGGGACTAAAGTGGCAAGACGTCGCTTGCGAGACTGCTAACGCATCTATCTCAATCGGTGGATCTATCAATGACGCAATTTACTTCCAGCCTCAACCGGCCACAGCTAACCTAACTCTTCAAAGCTATGATCTAGACCCGACCGTAAACAAGAACATTAGAGCCAATACAAAGATTAGAGTTCGCCTAGACTCCGAAGAAATTGATCGAGTTTTATTCATTGGCTACATCGATACAATTGATGTCACCTATTATCCTGATGGCCCAAACCTCATTCGGATAACCGCTTATGACATTTACAAATCTTTAGTAAACCTAAGAATCGCAGATTGGGATACAACAACCTTGCCAGCCGGCTATGCAACTACCGATGATGTCTTTGAACTTATTGCACTAGATACAGGTATTGGTCTGTCTGCTAATTCACAACCGACTGTCGGTAAAATCCCCGCTGTCCAAATCGATAACGTGCTAGTTCCAGATGTAATCAATGACGCCATCGATGTTGGTTTGGCTGTTGTTTGGATAGACCAGGAGACCGAAGAACTTACTGTTATTCCAAGACCGACATCTTCTAACGGCACTTCAACAACTTACGTAGTTGGCAACAATCACTCTTCAGACCCTTATCACTTGTGCCTAGCTGAGATAAACGTGAGCTCCGATGCCGACGCTGTTTATAACTCGCTCTATGTAGCTCTAAAATCAGATGACACCACATTCGTATTC